GGAGGTATCCAGTTACGCATACGTTCTTGCAACTTGTCAGCACCAGGAAAGTCTGCACTTCCCATATATAAATCACCAATAACTTGCGACAGAGCTGGTTGAGCAGTTAGTAGCTTAGTCATCGCATCAAACGCTTCTTCACGCTTCGTATCGTAACTTGGGCCACATTCTGCTACTACATCATACTTACCAACATTCGGATTAAAGATAGTCTTAACCTTAGCTTCTTCTTCAATCTCGTTTTGCATAATAGCTTGTTTAGCTTGTGGATCGACCATAATTTGATCTTCAGAACCATCTTCACCTAAGATTCTAACAATACGCTTTGTGTCATATATCTTAGGAATCAAGTCAATAATAATCTTACCTATAAACTGAATCGTATTTGCCTGTGCGTCTTGGAAATGGAATGTTGCACGATTACCTTGATTAACACGCTTATCAATAGAAACACCTGACAACTCTTGGCTTTGCTCGCCAAAAGTTTGTTCGTACTGACCAGATGTCATCATCATTTCCATGTTGGCAGCTTGCATACCTTCCATGTAAACAGGAGCACCCATTGGAGCTGGTGCTTTCTGTGGAGCTGGTACTGGATTGCCTTGTTCATCCATATGGTTGTATGGTAGATAAGCATGATTCTCTACGTTAGCAGTTGCCCAATAGTTTTCTAATCCTTCGATAGCTTCTACAGGTGCAACATACGGACTCTTGGATTGCAATGCACCATATTCTAATGCAGCACTCGCATTGTAGTTATAAGCACGTTGAGCATCCTTCATGTAGCGAACAATACCTTTACGGTCTAGTCTTTGCTCGATGATGACTTCTTCGCCTACTTGTCTAGCAATAGGAATGTAACTGCCAGGCCATATGCCTTTTTCCAAGACTTCTTGTCCACCGATTAAATACTTACGGATAACGTGCTTGTCAATCCTACGTCTGTCAATACCTTCGCCACCTTGACGAATAATCTCATTAAAGAGTTTGCGTTCTTCAACAGTAATGTCTGACTCACGCATGAACCTTGTCGATCCATCGTCATTCGTAATCGAATATAGCCATTCTTTACGAGTTTCTTTCTCGAAGTATGTTGCTAGTCTTACTACGTCTTTAGTAATCCACATCTGATTGCCACTTGGACTAGTAGCAGGAAGTCTGACATTTGGATATTTTTTCTCAAAATCTCGTCTTGGCATATCTTCATAGATAAACGCGAACCTAGCATCTGAACCATCACGCTTCTTAATATGAGGATCGAGATAAACCGACATAGCGTCTGGAATCTCTTTGATATATATTTCTTGGTCAAATGTAGAATCGTCTGCGTATTTAGTAATGACTTGAACGTATCCAATACCACCACCAACTTGTTGCTCAGTCGCTATATCATACGCAACTTTAGCATTTGACTTGTATTCAATATGTCGGATTAATCCTTCATAGATTTGTGCAGCTTCGTAACTTGCTTCGCCATTCGTAGGATGAACTTGAATACTCGGCTTGTTCTCCTTCATCTGATTAACAATCATTAACCAATGTGTATGTACCTTGTTAATGGTAATCATTGGTTGCGTAGCCATATGCCTTCTAGCTTTTACACTTGGCTCCCATTGATCCTGATTGTCCGAGTCAGCAAATAGAAAACGCATATCCTCTCTAAAGCGTTGACGAGTTGTTTGTTCCCAGTCTAAACAAGCCTTAAAGTTTTCGTGAGCTCGTTCGATAATGTCTTTTTCTCTATCTGCCATATTCTCTCCTACATCCAAGTACCACCATAATTACCATTTCTAGTCATCATAGGTCTTCTTATTGGTTGTTGTAATTTCTTTTCTACACGTTCTCGCACCATGCCTGGAAACAACTCTGTCAATACCCATATCCAAGCATCCATTCTGTTCGGAGATGAATTACCGATGTAACCTTGTGTCGAGAATCCAGCCATTTCATCTTCTAAATCAATAAATCGCCCACAATGCCTAATTTTACCTTGTTCATACAAAAGTGCAAATGGTTCTGCACGAATTACTTTGCCTCTTGATGCACTTACAGCTTTATATGGTGTTCTTGGTCTAGCAGACTGGATAACTTGTTCGACCATTGCTCCACCAAAGTTAGATTCTGCCAAGACTAAATCAGCTTTATGACGTTCAAATGCAGATGCTACAACTTTACCCCATGTTGATGGCCCAGCTTTCACTGTACAATCTTCTAGTAAATAAGCGTTACCATCTACACCCAGAGCACCGACCACGATTCCAATTGCATCGTTATCTGCATTATCAGTATCACCAGAACCACTTGGATCAACACCGACAAGCACACGCACAAAGTCAGGTAAGCGTTCGTCTTCCACTCGCCATTTGTCAATATCTTCTTCTTTAAATAATTGATTTGGGTTCGCATCGGCAAACTCTCCTTCCAAGAACCTTTTTCTAAGTCTAGCACTTAAATTGTTCAAGGTTTCTAAGTAGCCATCCGATAAGTTTTCCTTATTATCATACGGATTAATCTGAAAATGACAGTAATCATGCTCATTTTTAAGTGGTAATTTGGTTTCTACATCCTTATGCTGAATGAATAATGAATAAGTCCAATGGTTTTTATTCGGAGGATTGCAGTCAAAATACATTCTAGGCTTGAGTAACGTATTGGGTTTGCCTTCAATAACCTGTTCAACTTTCTGTGCCAAACGAGTAATTGCTATGCCTACAGATGGATATGGTATCTGGGAGCACTCGTTCAAATAGATAGTTACAAACTCCATACCGAGAATCTTCTCAGTCCGTTCCTTATCATCGAGTCCACCAAACCATATCTCAGAACCATTTGGCAAAGTAATAAACCAGTCAGTCTTATTGACTTTGTATTGAACATTTGGGAAAGCAAGCTCCATGACCTTTGGGAATGTGTCATAGATAATCGAGTTCTTCACTTGATTAAATCTAAACCTTAGTATGGCATGACGTGATTTAGGTGCTTTTAATGCTCTAACAATAATTTGTCTTACTAATAGAAAAGTCTTACCTGATCTACTGCCACCAAATAACATGGCATAGGTAGAATCGCCATTGATGACATTTAAAGCGTCAACTTGTTTTCTATGGAGTTTCAAGCGTTTTCGTCTTGAGGTAATAGTTGAATGGTTAGTGGCTCACCATCTGCACCTGTGAGTTCTTGCTTGACTGTTTCACTCCAACGCATTTGTGCCTTAGTCCACCAGATCATTGCAGTTGTATCGCCTTGTAATGCCTTGTTAAATAACGACTTAGATATTTTAGAGCTTGCTTCTGCCTTACCTAATGCTAGTTCTTTTTCATAATGCTTTCTTAGTGTCTTGGCATCAAGTATACCTATCAAGGCACATATCTGTTCTTGTGGCAGTCCTAGACCACTTGAGGTCTGCACTACCTCTCTTGTTATGTCAGTTGGTTCGTGAACATTCATAGTCTTTTATTATAAGGAAGTTGATTTTGATAGTTTAAACCTTTTATTAATAAAATCAAGGACTTATTTAAAATACTGTGTTTCCTTAAGTTATTTCACATCTTCTGTGATATTTTTATCAAGTTGTGCTTGTATCTTATCAGATAAGTTAAGTAATTGTTGTGCTAATTTTTCGCCATGTTGTCTTTCTAAGCGATTACTAGGTACAACTTTTGCCATTTCTAGCCAAGTTAGGTAGAACTCCATTAGGTCATCAAACATTAGCTTGCTGGTGTTTCTATATTGCTTGCTACTGGAGCTGCTTCTGTATTTTCTGCTTCAGCTTTTTCTGCTTCAGTTTGTTTTACATGATTTTCAACATGGTTTTTAAAGTAGTCAACGAGTCCACGACTAAACTTGTGTGGTACGTCATCAAGATACTTTAATATTTCGTTGATTTGATCGATATGAAATGGTATTTGCATTTAACACTTCCAGTTCTTTAAAGATGCTTTGGCTCGTTCTGCTGGGCCTTTAGCGTTTTTAACAACTCCTTCCATCCGAGCACAAAAAGACTTTTTACGACCTTCGTCTTTCTTTGTCTTTGGATTTGGTGCAGGAGGCTTTAAATCACTTCCATTCTTAGCATTATATTCAGCACGACCTTTAGCCGTCATTCCAGCACCTTTGTCGGTAGGATTGTACGTCTTACCTTTACCAGTTGTCTTGTGTGGAATAGGTTTATCGTGCTTTTTCATTTCTTAGCCGTTTTAGCTGATTCTTTAAACGCTTTGGCAGTTGGAGCACCTTTTGAACCAGGCTTTCGCATACGTTCAACAGTTTTTCCTTCTGCCTTCTCACGCTTAATCCGTTCTTGCTTACGATGGATATTTTCGTATAAACCAGTTTTCATTTTTTCTTAGCTTTTTTCTTTTCAGCTTCACGTTTCTCAGAATAAGCTATCGCTACTGCCTGCTTAACTGGTTTGCCACTTTTAATCTCTGCTTTCACGTTCTTTTTAAACGCTTCCTTGCTCGTAGATTTAGTAAGTGGCATGATTATTGTCCGTGAATAATTGCTAAGTTCAATTTAACTGCTTCTGATAATGAACCACCAGAAATATTGTATAAGCTAATTGTTGCTACACCTGTACCAACATTAGATACAAATGCAGTATAAGTACCAGCAGTTGCAATACCACCTGATACGTTCACAATTAACACATCTCTTGCAGATAATAATGAATTGTTTAATGTAAAGCTAACAATTGCTCCAGCAGCTAAAGCAGCATTATTCATAGTGATTTGAACATTGCTTGTATTAGCAGTTACGGCAGTTGCTTTGCTTGTTAATTGAGTTACTGTGCTTTCAGCAGCAGTTGAATAACCTAATTGTTGATTTGCGAAACAAGTATCAAATACTGGATCGCTGACTGCTACACCTGTATAAGCCATAATTATTTTCCTTTAATCTTTTCAAGTTGTTTGATTTGACTAACTGCTATCTTTTTAGCAGCAGCTAGTCTAGTGCGATTTGCCTCGATTTCTTTAGCTCGCTGAAGTGTTCTTAAATCGTCTTCGGCTTGCCAACGCATATGTTCGGCAGTTTCTTTCGCTTCGGCATTAGCTAACTTCATCAATGATGGAGTTTTTCTAGTAGCCATTATCTGCCTCTGTTACCAGAAGAAATGTTCTTTTCTTTAGGCATTGGCACACCGTTTACACGCACAGGTTCGGCTTTTGGGCCAGCAGGAGGTTCAATCATTGGCTTAGTACCAATACGGCACTCGTCTGCATAATCAGCAGCACGTTGCAAATGACCAGGATCTTTTAATCCTGTTTTGCCTTCTTTATCTTTTTCCTTAGTTGATTCATACTTCATTTTCTTGGATGAATCGGACATATCTTTAACGTCATAATCTTTCATTTTATTTTCCTTTGCAAAGAAATCTCAACATGAGATAACTTAGTATAAATCAATTTTTACCATTCCACCAATATTTTCTGCTATTTCTATCGTAATTTTTTTAAAACATCTGTCATCAATCTCCAACGCTTCACACATACCGTCTAAACCTGATTTCATGCTTGCTAACATATTATCTAAGTCCATGTGTCTGCGATTAGGTTTATAAAAAATAATATGCATTTCTTTGTAATCAGATTTAGGTATATTTGCCATTTTAGTTAGCCAGTAACAATCTGTCTTGTAAATTGCTTTTTTCTTAGCTTTTACATGTAAATGAGCACTTGAATTAGGATTTAACTCCTTATATGGCCAAGCAAATGTCAGCATTTTAATAATTCTTCCGTACGTTCAAGTAAGGTTTGCTCGTCAATGCCATAGCGAGCTTCAAATCCTTTTCGCCCAAGTCCGTGAACACCACTATTGCCTCTGTGATGTTCTGGGCAGAGTCCAATGACATTTGCGAGCTTTCTTTTTCCTCCCATCCGTCTGATATGATGGATTTCGCATGGTGTATCATCGTAGCCAAGTACGGATTTACACAATATACATCCCAGTCTTGCAACTTTGCCATAATGTTCCTTTTCTGATTTAGTTACCATGATTAGCGAATTCTCCACAATATTTATTTCTTATTTCTATTGCAACTAATTCTGCTAATTCTAAATTATCAAATAATCCAATATGTTTTTTTTTGCCATCAATTTTTATTTGAACTCTCCATTTTTTTACAGTTTTATTCCAACTTATGTTTTTAATACCTGAAGTATTATCTTTTCGTAATTTTGCGTTTTGACCATTTTGTGAATAAGTTGCTTCTCTTAAATTTTCAATAGAATTATCTAATTTATTGCCATTAATATGATCTATACATTGTGGCAAATAATTATGATGCATTAAAAATATAAGCCTATGATTTGCAAATCGTTTGCCATTTATTTGAGCATATAAATATCCATTAGAATTCAAAGTTCCAACTTTTTTTCCTATTAATTTTTTATATTTATGATTTTTATAATAAAGTTTACCATCACAATATACAAATAATTTATCCAATAATTCTTTATTAATCATAATGTTATCGATCTTCATTAGCTAAATTCTCTGCAAATCGTTCAAGTTGTAAAGCAATGTCGCTTATATCTACAGCAATTTCATAAGCTCGTATTGAATCTAATTCTTTACAAGCAATTTCATATTGTTTAATTAAATGCAACAGGATTTGGAATGGATGGTTCATAATGTAGCTCTTTCTAATTGTCTATTGGATGCTTCTTGTGATCGCCATATGTCAATTTTCATTTGTGCTGCAATTAACTGCCAGCGTAACTTTTCTTCTACCTCAACAGCAGTTCTTAATCCTTCTAGCAACTCCTGATATTCCAAGTTAGCATAAGCATCACGTTCTTGAGCTGCCATTGTTTCAACTCCTTTTAACTGTGCTATTTGCATTAAAAGTGCTTTTTTAGACTTTCTAAATTCTTCGATATAAATACGTTCCGACTTAGCTTTTGCATATTTGCCAGCGTTTTTAAGTAAAAATTCCACGACTTTATTAGGATTTTCCATTAATTTCCTTAAAATAATAATGATTGAGTTGCTACTTTGCCACCAGAGTCATATCTTTTAGTATCACCTTTTGGATATGGTTCAGATTTATATAAAAGTTTTGAATTTAATATTTTTTTATCGTTTTTAGTTCCATGAAAATAGATATAACGATGTTTTCTACTTCGTTCTGTGTAATAAAAATCATCACCATATTTTTCTTTTATTGATTCTAAAGTCATGCCATCGCTTATAGTTTTACTATGTTTATGCTCTAAACCTTTTATAGTCCAATCAACTCTATTAGCTGATAAACCTGTGTATAAAAAATTAGTAGCTTGATAAACATAACCTATATGTCCTTGTTCTGTATCAGCATAAGAAACAATAATGGTAGGTTTTGGAAGTAATTTAATTGAATTAGCGACTAAATAACTAGCTTGATTTTTATCATTTTCTAATAAACAAACTCGATTTAATTCTAAAACTTTGTCAGAATATTCTTTTCCACAAATACCCATACATAATGATGGACTAGCAGGTATTCCATATGTAATTACACCTACTAAAATATTATCTTTATATAAACCAAAAGCATACATAATTTGTGGAATACGTTTTGCATAGTGTTTTTTTAATAACCATTCGTAAGTTTCTTCATTTTTAATCGGAAGAACTTTCATAACATCACCAAAGAAAAATCTGATTCCTGAAATAAACCCGGTAAATTTGTATTTAAATCAATTTTCCAAAGATTTATGTTTTTTGATGCTTTATAACCAACATGGTTTAATTTACCTTTAGACCAAGTTCCATATTGATTAAATCCTATTTTTTTCCAAAAATGATTACTTTCTAAATCTTCTCTACAACGCAAAGTAAATCCTTTACGATTGAATTCATTACAAAAATCTCTGCATACAGTTATTAATGCAGTTCCATATTGCAATCTTCTAGCGTCATTTCTGACTGCAATTTGTTGAATTTTTGCGTAAGTATCTACTTTTTTACCAGGTGTAATAAACACATAACCAACAGCATCATTGTTTGCTTCACAAATTAAAATAATAAAATTACGACTTCCACCCCAAACCTGACTTTCTATAGTAGTTTTTGGAATAAAACCTACAGCATAAGAATTTTCTTTTTGTAATTTATCAACTAAAAGTAAATCTTTTACAGTTGATGTTCTTACTGAAATATCACCTAATTGGTATAAATTTTGAATAATTCCTGTAGAACAATCAAATTTTCCTAAAAAACTCATTAATTGCTCTCCAAATAATTAATAATTGGTTGTTGAAAACTCTCTGTAAACTGCTGACTTTTTCTATCAAACCACAGTCCCAAAGTACCTTCCCAATCACCATTTCGTTGTTTTGCAGTAATTAAAAATGTGTCTGGTTGCGTATTGTCAGCAATTCTGTTCTGTTCTGTTTCTTTTTCTTTTAATCTGTTTCTAGCAATTAAAATGACGTTATCAGCTAAATCAGTAATAACTCCTGAACCTTTAATATCCTTCTTTTCTGCAATTCGATTACTTTCTCCACCTTTTCTAATGTGGTGAACCAAATGAATGTGCATCTTTGTTTCTTTAGCAACATCGCATAAAGCATCTACCAAGTCTTTTTGTCCGTTAAAGTCATCTTCTCCTCTAACTAATTTCATCATAGAATCTAAAATGATGTGATCGCATTTTAAATGCTGTTTTGCATAACGACATAAAGCAATAGCTTGCCATGCATCTAATCTACCTTGATGGTCAAATAAATAGGCTTTATCTTTTTTCCACTCCATAAAGTGTTCAATATCACGATTAGACACGTTTAAAGAGCCTATGGCTTGACGAACCATGCGAGATAAGGTCTTAGTAGGTGTCATCTCTAAAGAAGCCGTTAAAACCGTTTTATGGGCTTTTAAGAG